GTAGAAACGTCACTAAAAAACCTACCCCCTTTCGAATAATTACACGTTGAACACAAACATTGTAAATTCCATTCGTCGTCCCCACCCCCAGCTACACGCGGAATTATGTGATCGACCGTGGTGCCTTCAGCACCGCATTGCTGGCATGTGTACTGATCGCGTTGAAGTATCCGTGACCTGATACGACGCCATTGACTTGTCGATCCGTTATTGCCTAAGGCACTGGCCATTAGTAATACCCCTCGACCTTATGAAATTCCCACGCTTTGCAGCTTGTTGTGTATCGCCCTTTGATGTAAGCAATTGTTTTGTCAATCTGTGCAAACGGGTCAAGTGTACCGTAATGCTTTGAACGCATTTGACCTAAGCCATAATGACTATGATTACGAGCTTTGTAATTCCAACGAGATTCCTTGTGAATGATCGCATTAAAGCATTGAAACTCTTTATACGATACAAGCTTCACATGTGCATAGATTTTTAAATGATCTACGTTGTATTGACTTCCATTTGCAGGCGTCATTCCCATGACACAAAGCACGCCCCAAAGCACCAAACTACGCCAGCGAGCTATCCGCTTCAGCGGCTCGCCTGCGAGTGTTGATGCTATCGACCCTGTCAAGCACTCAGCCTAATCTTGAGCGAGTCCCACAGGTTTTGTCCCCTTGTGGATAACTCTTGTGGATAACTATTCATTGTGAATTCCTATCGTAGCTACTGTCATGAAAGTACAAACGCTACATTGAATTGTTTCAACGCCTTCGGGCAGCAAGTCAGTTATTTTGTGAATGACTTGCTTTGTAACTTTCTTGCATTTGCGACATTCAAATTGCACTGTTTGCATAGTTAGATTTCCTCAAGTTTTCAATTGGTTGAAGGTTTATTTGTGTTACCCACCAGTTTGGTTGCTTGGAATGGCGGTATTTGTCACGTCTGGCCATAGCTATTGGAATCCAGCCCTTTATGTCAAAGTCAGGTGATGTGCCCGTTACCAGCACTGCAATGTCATTTGGACGGTCGTATTCGTGGACGATCAGCTGCCCTGTGTCGTACTTTGTCCATTTGACTTCGATTGAGTTGCCCACGTCAGCTTTGTTTTTCCACTTATGTTCAAATGGATCAAATGGCAAACCAAAGTATTTGGCGACAACCCATTCACTGCCAATTGTTTCGCTGATCTCAATAATGTACTCAGCAAATGACTTTGTTTTGTCATACATGTTGGGCATGGTTGACCCGCCATTTTGCTGATACTTGATCGCAGCTAACAAACAAATTACTTGTTCGTCGCGGTGCAATTTCATCTTCAACGGCAGCCCCCGCAAAACCAGATAATGTTTTCGGTTGCGTCATAACCTTTTTGGTAGCCAAAATCATCATGTTTTGACAGCATTGAGCATTTGTCGCACTGGCTCATTTTGTAAATGGCTACAACTGCACCGTTTTTAAGCAAACGGCAAGTCATTGTTTGCGGGTTAATAAGCTCGACGTAGTCGCTCATACTTGCGGCTTCCATTTTCCGTCACTGGCCAAAACGTACCAACGTGGCTGACATTGCGTTGCTTTTGTACGTTCGGTGCAAAAATAGCCGCCCCATGTTTTTGCTGATCCTTCAGCTGATTTTTTCCAGATCATGTGACCATGACTACACTGCGGGCTTTCCTCTGCCAATTTACCGCCCAATTCACTTGCGATCTGTGAAATGGCGTCAGCTGCGGTGACAATGCCAGCGGCATGGACTTCAGCTTCGGTTTTGTAACTTGGCACGTCACCAAACTTTGTCGTCCAATAATCGTATTGTTTGTCAGCATTTGCCACGACTGCACTTTTGGTTTCAACCTGCGCCATGATCTCTTTTGTGCTGCGTTCAGCACCACCCATGACAAGCTGTTGAACACGCATAATGCAGCTTGTGACGGTATCTTCGACAAACCAACGTTTCATGTTTTGTTGGTATGCGCCCTGATAACCATAGGCATAGTCAATACCCGCTGGCTGTTCATCATCTTGTGTGCGATAGGCTTTAGCTTCTACAAGGACATAGCCTTTTTCTGCGCTGAATTCCACAATCCGCGTTTCAATTCGTCCAGTTGGATAGGTGGCCAGCCAGCGTTCAAGTCTTTCACGTGAAGCTTCATAGTTATCTAGAAAACCCATTTAACTTCCCTTCGACTTGATGAACCAAAGTGTCTGCAATGTGCTGTGATAGGCATGAAGCGCAGCCATGTCCTTGCGTTTCGTGGCAGCAACCGAAAGAGGTTGTAATCGCCATTTTTATAGTCTGAGCTAATTCGGTCATTTTTTCACCGCATTTGAGCTGTGGCGACCAATTGCCTTACCGCGTGCTAAACCTTCGCGGCGGCCGTCTGTAAAGCCTTTTGAATAGCCAATCGCAATTGTCAAAACTGACCAAATCATAAGCATAAATAAGCGAATCAAAGTTTCGCCGTCAAGCAAGTCAACTACCATTTTTGATCTCCCGAATCTAGGAGGTAACCATTACCACCTGCAATAAGGGTGAACCATGACCCTGACAAAATCAAGCATTGCGCGTGTTGTGCGGCGTGTCGCTAGCCAAAAACCTTGCCGTCAACAATAAATGAACCGTCTCGTTCAATTGGGACGATCTGCGGGCTGACTTTTGAACCTTCCACACGTAAAATGCCAAAGCCTTGTGTCCAGTTGGCTGTCCCCTTTGTGTATTTTGCAGCTGAAAAACGCATGAGGTTGCCAACCTCCATGCCCCATAATGTGCGTCCCATTTTGTAGCCGCTGGATTCGGTAAAAGTTGAAATACCTAAACGGTGCGTGTGACCTTGCACCACAGATTTACCGTGAAGGCGTGCAGCTCTCAAAGCCGACGCGCCTGCGTTGGGCGTTGTGCCCTGCTCGTCGCCATGAATTGCGATCCAATTTGTGCCCTCAATTGAATAGGGCTTTACGTGAAAGTTAATGCCTAACTCATCTAGCTTCATGAAATTTTCATAGCGCAATTCAGGCGCACCCAGCAAGGCAGGCAAACGGCTCGCAATTGAGTTAAACAAACGGTCAGTGTGGTTTGAACGCACCATGTTGGCTTCGGGGACATGTCGCGTCAATTCCCATAACAACTCCACGCAACGGTCACGGTCACGGCCAATAGTAGGTTCGTGTTCTTCACTTAACCCACGTGACCATTTTGAAATTGTATTGAAATCTATTTCGTCACCAATTGTAATAACTTCGTCGGTTTTAAAAGCCTTAATAAAAGCGGCCAAATTACGCGTTGCCCGCACGTCTTCAAATGGTACTTGAAGATCACTGACAACGACTATTTTTTTCATTCGTCGTCGTCTTCGTATTCCGTCGAACCGATTTTGTTTGGATCGACTGGCTCAGGCAGCAACCAGCCCGGGTATGCGTGATGATCGCTCAAAATGCCTAATGCCAATTCCACGGAAAAACCAGCTTTGCGCAATGCTTTGTAGTATTCGTTCAAAGCAATGGCATAAGTTTCAAGCGGCGTATAGTCATTTTCCTTTACGGTGCTTACGCGCTTTGTGCTTTTCCTTTTTGGCGTCATAGCATAATTGTAAGGGCTAGTCAATCAGTTTGTTGAACAACACGTCTAATCTAGCTTCAATTCGATTAACTTGATCTTTAAGGCTAGAACCGCCATTTGGCCTAAATTCTTGTAGCACTGATCGAATCATGACCTTGACGCCAGAATAGACGGCGGCCACTACACCAATGCAGCATGTAACAACCGCCGCCCATTCGGTCGGCGTCATTCCCCAGTAACTCCGAAACTTTTGTCATTTGGGTTTAAGTAGCGCAAAACGACTGGTGCAATTGCCGCAACGCCTGCCATGAGCAAGGCTTTTGGATCAGTTACGCCAGCCATGTAAAGCGTCAAAACGCCAGCTAAAAATGAGCGTCCCCATGAAGCTGCTATTGCTTTGGCTTTATCCATTTTTTTGTCTCCTTTTTTGGTTTTTCTGTTTTTGCAGGCAATTCGATTTTTGGGTATTCGCCCTTGTATGGCACAAATTTTGGCACACCAAAACCAACAATGTCACGCTTTAATGATCGTTGCTTGATCATGACCATGCCGCCATTGCGCTGGTCACCTGTCCCAGATGTGTTGCCCTCAATGCAAGTAACCACGTCACTGCCATGCTCAAAGTTAATCACAATGCCAATGTGTGAAATTCTGTCAACTCCGTCGTGTGGAAAATCCATAAATGCTAATGCGCCTAAACTTGGCAAATTTGACCAACGGTTTGTTTCTTTAAATTTATGCGCGCCAATTGCGGTCGAAACAACTGAATGAATCTTGACGCCTGCTTGTGCTGCACACCAATTGACAAATGAACCACACCACGGCAAACCGTCTGCCTTTGTAAATTTGCCGTATTTTGTCAGGTTGTTGCCTTCTTCGATCGTGCCCACTTCAGCTGCGGCGACTTCGATAAATCTGGCGTTTGTGCCTACGGGGTATGTCATTCTTCAGCGGCAGTCGGTGTTGGTTGGTTTGCCTTGCCTAATTTTAACCCTTTTGGAATTGGTTTGTCATAATCCCATTTGGCTAAATACGCGCCCGCTCCGTCTGAGTCATCTTGTATAACAATTCCCCTAATAAAAATTTGTTTATCGTTTGCTAATTCAGGATAAGCAGCAATAATAGTTTCATAAATTGTCATTTTAACTCCTAATGTAAGTGCCAAAAGCAAAATTGCTATCTGAACCGCTATACAAAACAATACCGCTTCCACCGATATTTACATAAATTTCAATGTAATCTGTTGAACCATTTAATGATACAAGATGACTTCCTGATTCATCTTGAAAATACTTAAATAATGTGCCATTTTTATAAATTGCCCAACTCGTATTGGTAGTTGAGTTAGTGTTCATTGCATAGCCAATCATGTATTTACCAGATTTATTCGGAGTAAAACGATAATTTGTAGTAGAATCAAAACAGGAATCTGTGTCAAATTCTTCTGCATTTAATTGAACTTTTGTCCAAGTGGTTGCCGTGATGCTTTGATCGGAAGTTCCTCTATAAACAGAAAATGCTGGGCCTTCCCCTCCACCAGCAGGGGCTACCCATTTCAAACCTGTTGCTTCAGTGGAATCAGCCGTCAACACTGTACCATTTGCGCCAACGCCTAAACGGCTAACGGTGTCAGCCGCCGTTGCTGCAATTAAATCGCCTTTTGCGTCAACAATGCTTTTGGCGATTGCACCATTTGCAAGATCATAAGTTGTTTTTACTGCATTTGCAGTGGCAGCCAATGTTGTTGAAGTGCTAGACGTTGAATCTGAAAGTTGAACCGCGCCTAGATTTGATGTTGTACCGTTAAGAATACCAATTGTGAGTGCGCCGCTTGTTCCACCGCCTGTCAATGGTGATGAAGCAGTTACGCCCGTTATGTCGCCCTGATCGTTTGCTATCCATGTGAAATCCATGTTTGTGTCTGAAGCTTTTGCAAGAATTTGCCCTGTTGTGCCGCCTTTAAGATCAACCAATGCGGTATCAACAGCTTGTCCAAAGACCTCAAAGTCTGCTGGTAAGTCCGTGACTAAATCGGTTGACGTTGGCATTTGCCAGCCAAAGTTTGTTGTTGGGTTTGCCATGTTGTCTCCTTATCAGACCACTATTGTTGCACGTGCCCAGTCAAGTGTCGGCGACACGCTTGACCAAGTAAATGCATTTGAGATTTCGTCCCATTGCAAAGCCTGCAATGAGTACGCGACTGGTGAAATGTTTAATGTAATTGCAAGCTGGTTGTACGAAGCCTGAAATGACCAGCCTTCGACAAAACCTTGAAAGATGCCGCCCATGTTGGCGGGTAGGTCGTTGATCGCTACTGCCTCGCCCATGAATACGCCAATGAGGTTGTCTCGGTCGCCATTGTCTAGCTCAGGGTTTGTCAGGTCAAATGTGATCTCGCTAAAGATTGGCTGCGGTGTTTTCCGCAGGTCTAAATAGAAATTTGCCTGCTGTGTGGCGTCAGCTGAATTATGCAAGGTTGTCGAAATAATTTGGGAAAGCGTGCCGTACTGCAAAATTGAGGAAGCGTCGCTTGCGCTCTGTTCTGCGCTGCTAGTTGCGCCATACTGAATTGTTACGTTGTTGCGTACGTCGCCTGCTCTGGTTTCAATCCGCAGACCAGCTGCGCGAGCTTGATTTGCCGTCAGCTGCACATAGCTGTTGTTTGACAAGTATTGGCTGCGGTGTGTGGCACTGGCGTATGAGATGCGACCAAATGCATCCTCGTAAATGTAGCCAAGACCTGATGTTGCTAATTTTGATACTAATGAATAAACGTCCGTGCGTTCGCTTGAACGTGCCGCCAATTCGTAATCCCCTGGGCGATCAATTTCGCCTAAACCAGTATTGCCAGCATTTGCCCAAGTGGTAGTTGGATTAAATGTTGCCCAAGTCAATGCCGCTGGAGTATCTGCCCAAGTCTCAAGTAACAAAGCTGAAAGTATTGTGTAAATCTGATTTCCGTCAAATGCTTTTGAAAGCACGCCGTTGGTTAATGCTTTTGGCAAACGCGCCAATGCTCCCAATGCAGTGATCGAATAAGTCTGTGTGAACATGGTAGAACCCACGTCACGGACTTCCAAACCAATGTCCACGACATTGCCGCCAAAAATGGGCACAAACGTATTTGCAGTGTTTTTGACCTGAATCGAAATCGTTGAATTGACTGAAACTGGGATTGTTGATTGGTTCACGTCAATTAGTTGAATGTTGACGTATCCAGCTTGCGCCTGCTCATAGATGTTTGTTCGACCACTGCGAATAACAAGATTCGCCAAAACTGCGTCGGTGTATTCAACACCGTCAATTTGAACTTTCCAAACGGGATTCCATTGCGTCATCAGATTGCCACAAGCCCAGTTGCGCCACCAGTGCCGCGATAGTAGGAATTGTTCAATGTTTCAACAATTGTGCGGGCTGTGCCTTCCTTATCAAATGCGCCAGTCACGGTCAGGTTGATCGTTGTGCCCATTGAAGCGGCTTCAGCCTGACGGAAAGTACCAGCATTAAATGAACCTGATACGACGTTCGTCGCAGCCGAAGCTGCGGTTGCAGCAACCTTTGCCGCAGTTGAAACGCCGCCGCCGCCTGAAATGGTTGTGCCGCCGCCTGAAGGGATTGAAATGCTTGGAATTGAACCTACTGAAGTTGAAACTGTTGGTGTTTGAATTGTTGGCACGCTTACTGTCGGTGTTGTAATTTTCCCAACGTTTGGCAAAAATGGAATTGCATTATAAGCAGAAATCAAAGCGTTGATACCAGCGACCGCACCTGAGATCAAGCCGTTAAGTACTTTCACCACGCCTGCAATAACGTCAATAACACCGCCAGCAATTTTGCCTGCAAGTTGTAAAGCACCGCCTAAAACTGTTCCGATAACTGGTGCAACGTAGGTCGCTATCAACGCGCCAAATTCCCTAAAAGTATCGGCGTTGTCACCAATTGCATCTTTCACGTATCCAAAAGCTTTTAGCAAACCGTTAATAATCGGTGTAAAAGTATTGACAATTACATTGCCCAATGAAGTTATTACTCCACCAAGCCCATTGCCATTAAGGCTAAATGCCCCGGAAAATGCGTTGATAATTGGCAAAGCATTGTTGTTAATGAAACCTATAAGTTTTTCAAGAATTGGTAGTAAAGCAAAACCAATAGTCTCTTTTGCTTCATCAAATGCGACTTGCAGACGAGCAATTCGACCTGAGTAGGTTTCAGCATTTTTCGCAGCTGCCCCGCCAAACAACTCCGTCAGCTTATCCTGCACCTCGGTGAATGACATTGTCTTTAATTCGGCAGCCGATAAACCAACGCCTAATTTGCCAAGTGCTGCCGTGTTACCGTCAAAACCTTTACTCAACGCCGCCGCTACGGTTTCTAGCGGCTTACCTGTTGCGGCACTAATGTCCAATGCTTGCGCAAGTAATTGCTGTGCCTTTTCTGTGTCGCCCGTCGATCTGACCAGTCTTCCTAATGCTGGGCGTAGCTGATCGTCAGCAACACCAGTTGCCAATGACATTTGCAGAATCGAATCTTCGGTTGCCGCAATTTGTGCCTTTGTAGCCCCTGTGGCGTTTTCTAAGGCCAATGCAAGCTGTGTCTGTGCCTTTTCATCTTCAATGGCGGCTTTAACGCCTTCAACGCCAATTTTAATTGCGTAAGCACCAGCGGCGGCGGCTGCGGCAGCAAAAGCCGCGCCAACGACTTTTCCAACCTTGCCCATTTTGTCGCCAAAAGTTTCAACGTCCTGTGTAGCGGTTTTAAGCGATTTGTTGAGATTATCAACGTCGCCAAGAATGGAAAGTTTGAGGGTACGACTGCCAGCCATTAGTTGTACTCCTTAACAATTGTTGAAAACGCTTCTTCCCATTTTTTAACTATCTCAGGCTGAGCACTTCGCAATGTGGGATAGATAAACCAGCCGCGCGACCCACGACCTTCACGGCCTGACCAGACTGGAAATTGCTTATAGCGATTTGATCCAAATTCATAACCGCCCCAAACCTGTTGAGTCGTACCGCCTCCGCTTAACTTTTGACGTGCAAAGCCATAGGAAATCTCACCAATTTTTGATGATTTAGAAACTGTTGCACCGCTGGCAATGATTGAAGCAACGCGGTTGTTTGCTGATCCAGCTGTGCCAATAACTTTTTGTTTAACGTATTCTGCAAGCTCTGACGTTCTTTCTTTTGCTTGTTTTGTGGCTTCTTCGTCCATTGCTTTGAAAGATCGAACAATAGCCCGCAATTCAGCCTTGTCGTAGCTAATTGCTTCAGTTGCCATTTGCTCGCCTTTCTAAAATCTCAATGACCGTCAAAATGTCTTCGGCGGTTTCAAATACATCTGGGGGTAGCCCCGTGGCCAGAGCTACCTCCCAGACAATTCGATTTAGGCTTCCGACTGGGTAGCTTTTGGGTTTGCTTCACCAACGATCACTTCGGCAATTGTTTCTGTCCAAATGTCAATTGGCTTTACTGGCTTTCCCGCAGCTTCGCGTTTCATGGCGTTATAGGCCAAAAAGACTAAATCGGAGATACCGATTTTTTCTTGCGCTTGTGCAATGGTATTGCCTGTGTGCTTTTCCCATTTAACCCACTCAGGCGGCGCAGCTGTGTAAGTGATCTGCGTGCCGTCGTTGTATTCAATTGTTATTGGTAACTTCATTTTTCCTCCCGATTATTTTTTAAGCGAAGTTTTCGGCTGGTGTGCCAATTACTGTGAATGACAACGATACTG